CTATAATTTGTTGACTGGTTACGGCCATGATTGTTTACTCCGCTTCTTTAGGAACTTGCGCTTCAGCCTGTTCTTTAATCTTTACGATAAGAGGCCACACGCCACTACTAGAGGGCAACTGCCCCAAAGTTTGTAATACAAAGTTAATCTCGTTAACGTCTAACTCTAATTTCATGCTGCACTCCAAGGTGTGCCAGTAGCAGTAACAGGGTTCTTCTGCAAAGCAATATTAGCCGCCAGAGCCGCCTCTGTACTGGCTTTATCAACACCATTAGCCCACACCCAACCAAGCACTGTGGCTTGTGTGAGGTCTGCATAGGCTATTGTTGGTGTGCCATCAGCCCATGAGCAAGTTGAATAGATAGAGGCTGTGTAATCTCCATCTACTGCTGTGGCTTGCCAGTGTGCAGTTGTTACAAAGCCGTTTGAGGTTTCACGCTCAAGTGTTGAGATAGTCCAAGTAGTAGTCATACTGTTTCCTCTGTGTTTAATTGTTTAAGGGCTTCTCTTGCCCATGCTTGATACTCATAGTCCATTGCATTTACATTGGCAATCTTTTCCAAGGCTTCTAATGCTTTTTCAAGAATATCAGCGGCTTGTAAGATAACTTCTTTGGGGCAATATTCGTGGTTTAAACGCAAGTCTTCTATTAAATCTTTAGTCATGTCAGTCCTTAAAGATTAGCGGCATCAAGTCGTGCCTTGAGTGATTCAATAATTGCTTGTTGTTCTTGGATACATTTCATCAGCGCATATTGCAAATCTGTTTGGTAGATTGACAGGCGCATCTTGGGTTCTTCATCTTTACCCGCCCAATTGCTTTCCATGACCAACTCAGGGGCAATTGCTTGAACATCTTGAGCAACAACACCTAATGTCAGACCGCCATCCTCTTCAAGGTTTTGGTCAATGTAATTAAAGGTTTGAACAGGGATTGCACAAATCTTGTCAAGGTAAGAAGTTGCAGGGGCAAAGTTTGTTTTTTCTCTGCGGTCAGATAAGTTCACATCATTGGCAGAATAGTTTGCAATACCACCATTAGAACGAACTTCCATCCTTAATGCACTTGAATCATTGCAATATAAAAACTGATTGCTTGTGCCATTTGGGGCTGCGCCACTAAAATAAATATTGCTTCCATACGGGCTACTAGCAGTTGAACTAATAAATTGTGTTGAGTAAACACCGCTACCACCAGTTTCTAAAATGTGTGCGTTTGCAGAACTCGTAGTCCCCACTTTTAAGTTACCATCTGACCCCAGAGTCATCGCCTGAGTAAAGGTGGCGGCAGCACCTGCGCCTGATGTGTTATTTGGGGCTGTTTTCCAAATATGTGCGCCTGCATTTTGTGAATAAAAAGACGCATAACCATTTGCTATGTATTTATTTGCACCATCATATAAATAGTTGGCTGACATATAAATATCAGCGGCTGTTGCATTCGCCCAAAAAGCCCCTTGTGCGCCAACTTGAAATGCTCTGTAAACACTATCCCAAGCACTCGGAGCAACTCCCAAGCCCGCATTTCCAGTTGGCGTAACAGTTATAGCAGGGGTTGTGTATGTTGTACCGCCAAGCGTTGTACTTGGTGTAAGTGTCCAATTGCCTTCAGTAATCTGGTCAATTCCAATTTGCCAATTACGATTGACTGTGAAATTACGGCTTGTCTGCATGGTAAATGCAGGGCCATTTCCATAAATAGTTAACTTTGCATCAGGCGAACTTGTACCAATACCCAACCCTGTTGAGGTGAGGCGCATACCTTCTGCCGCAGATGCTAAGAATCGCAACGAATCACCAGCGGCTCCTAAACCTACCGAGTAGTTATAGGTTGTGCCAGTTGATTTCAAATAAACATCCGCAGTTGATTGGTCTGTTGAGAACAAAGCCGTTGCAGATGAGCCTGTTGCTACTGTTGTAAATTTATAAACAGCACTTCCACCAACAGCCAAATTAGTCCCATCAAAAGTAAGCGCAGACCCAGTAGCCAATGCACTAGAACTAGATGCGTAAACCACACCGCCTGATGTGAATGATGTTAGGTTTGTACCGCCATTGGCAGTTGGTAGTGTTCCTGTCACTCCAGTTGTCAAAGGCAAACCAGTTGCATTAGTCAATGTTGCGCTTGTTGGAGTTCCCAATACTGGTGTTACCAATGTCGGAGAAGTCGCAAAAACAGCAGAGCCTGTTCCTGTTTCATCAGTTAAGGCAGAACGCAGATTAGCTGAACTAGGAGTCGCTAGAAAGGTTGCTACACCAGTACCTAGACCTGATACACCTGTAGCAATAGGAAGACCTGTAGCGTTCGTTAAGGTTGCGCTAGTGGGTGTTCCAAGGATAGGAGTCACCAAGGTAGGAGAGGTGGCAAAGACTGCTGACCCTGTTCCTGTTTCGTCTGTCAAAGCACCCAAAAGGTTAGCAGAACTAAATGAACCCAAAGATGTTGCATTGCCAACAGAAGTGACTGCACCTGTTAAGTTAGCGTTAGTAGTGACGTTACCCGCAGTCAGGCCAGAAGCAGTGCCTGTGATGTTTGTGCCTACCAAGGCAGATGGAGTGCCTAAAGCAGGAGTGACTAAGGTTGGGCTATTGGCAAACACCAAAGCACCACTACCTGTTTCGTCAGATACGGCAGAAGCTAGATTGGCAGATGATGGAGTTCCAAGAAACGTAGCCACACCAGTGCCTAAACCACTCACGCCAGTAGAGATTGGCAATCCTGTAGCGTTTGTCAAAGTACCAGAAGCGGGAGTTCCCAATGCGGGAGTCACCAGTGTTGGCGAGTTTGACAACACTACATTGCCTGTACCAGTAGAACTAGTTACACCAGTACCACCATTAGCAACAGGAAGAGTACCTGTGATGTCACCAGTATTGATACTGATTGCATCCCAAGTAGCGTTAGTTCCATCAGTCTGTAGATACTTGCTAGAGTTACCTGATTGGCTAGGCAAGAGGTTGTTCAGAGCCGCAGTAGCCGTAGAAGCACCAGTACCGCCATCGGCAACTGCTAAGTCTGTAATACCACTGATAGAACCACCAGTAATTGCGGCAGCAGAGTTATCTGTCTTCGTAGAGATAGCAGTAGAGATGTTGTTGAACTCAGTGTCAATCTCAGTACCACGGACGATCTTTAACGGATCACCAGGACTAAGGTTGTCTTTAGTCGCAAAGTTGGTACTTTTTGTGTAGTTACTCATGATATTTTCCCGTTCTTAGATTGAATCTCAATCTTCTGAATTGACAACTGTGTGCCGTTAATGGTGGTTTCGTAACCAGTTTGAACAATCTTTCCCGCACCAGAAGCATTTACATCTAGTGTCTTAATAAGCACACCACCAGAATATTCTGCAATGCCATATTCGGCAAGGCCATATTCATAGTTCTTCTGTTCAGGAATGTAAGCATTGCCCGACAGATAGTTGGCAGCAAAATCAAATCCCCACTTAATTGTAACGAACTGGTCAGAGCCACCAATCACAATTGTCTTGATTCTTTTCAAGATGGAAATCTGATTCTCGTTACCTAAATCTGCATGGTTGGTAAAGTAAGAAAACCGATAAGTTGATGTGTGATCTAAGAAACTTGCATACTTACCAATGTATCCACTCTTACCAATGTATAAATCACCATTACGAAGCGAATAGAGAGCCGTAGGAGCAATTGAATCCCACTTAGTGACCCTAGATGCACCATCTTGCAATTGCATCTTTGTATCGAAGCAAAAGACCTGTGCTGTTACTGGAAGAGTCAACAAGTAAAAGGCATTCTTCTCTGAGTAAACAGACTTCAGATTAGCCAGAGTCTCTACTGCTAAAGAAGACACCAAGTCAGAACGAACATTCTTAGATAGGTCTCTCAAAGGAGCAGACTTCTCTTGAATAGTCCTCATCAGTGAGCGAACTCCTGAGTCTGACAAGAAGATAACGTCCGTACCGATACTCTGAATTGAATCACGAGCAATACATCCAATAGAGCCTACTGTATCGCTTAATTGAAGCGTAGCGGGTGTAGTAGCACCAGAGTAAACAAGAATCTGTCGTTTACCAAAGATGAACAAGAAGTCATTGTGAGCCGCCAAGCCCATGATCTCATCTGCACCATTAGGCCATACACGAGATACATCCAATGTTCCTGAAGTACCACCACCCCATACATGACCTGCAATCAGATCAGAGAAGGTAATCGTCACTTTATCTGTAGATGTATTAGCTACCCACAAACGACCAAATGCTGAGATACAGATATTGGCTTGCGGAACAGTAGCAACATAACCTGTCTTCTCAGAGACTCTGCGATAAGTAGTTGTACTTACTGCGGGATCAAAGATCAGTGGATCGTGTCCAGATTGGAAGAAGTAAGTAATCCCATTCAGAGAAGCACAATGCCAGTTATTAGCCGTGAAAGTAGGAGCAGAACCGCCACCACCATAGGTCAACTCAGTCACTGCGTTAGAAGTGCCAAGTTTGAATAACTTGAGATTCCCTGCGAACAGAACAGTCAAAGTGCCATCAGTTTGGACTAATTCATGAATAACAGTAACGTCATTAGCACCAAGATTGCCAGATGATGAATTAACCCTTGTGTAGCCCTTACGAGAGCCTACACGACCATATTGGTCAATCACACAGTTATTGGCGACTAAAGCAAAGCCAGATGCCAAATCTAATGGCGAATCTTGCGTGTTCAGGCCAAAGAAGCCTGGTGCGCTAATGCTTTGACTTTGTAAAGGAGCTGCCATTAGACCGCCACAAAGTTATCTTCAGGGTAACGAGTGCTTTCCAATGCAATAGCGTCAGATAGCATTCCACGGAACAAAGCGTACGCTTCATTAGAAGCAGTGCCTCCATCCTCACCACGCTCAATCAAGCCACGAGCATAGGCACTTTGGGCAACCAAATAGTCCAATACTTTCACTGAAGTGCCATCAGATGTAAGATTAGCCTGTGGGATGGTTAAATCAAACTTAAGTGTATAGACACCATTAGGGATGGGAAACAAATCAACCTTTGTGTCGCCACTGCCATCTACACCACTAAAGCAATATTCAGTAGGAACGCCTTGAACTGGTGTGCCAAAGTTCAAGTTGCGGTTCATGTCTGAAACTGCAATGTTGCTCAATACAATATAGTTTGTCGTATTAAGAGCTTCAGCAATACGAAACTTCTGACCCGCACCTGTCAAAGCATAAGAACTTGTACCAGAAGTAGTACTAACTGTAATTGTTTGTCCTAAGACATTCCAATTATAGGAATCTTCAATTTGACGCTTGGCATCATTGACAAACTTGCCAATCAATGCGGAATAGGAAGTTTCTGAGACTGTAGAAACAGTTGTCTCACGCAATCGAATGAGAACATCGTTAACAAGTTCTAAGTAGGTCATGTTCGTTGCGCTCCTTGAACCTCAAATGTGGCAATAAAACTGAAGGAACTTGCACTTTGAGTAGTAATTTGAATTCTATCGCCTTCTTCTAAAACGATATAAGCATTGCCATCAAACTGAAGGTATTGCTTTGAAGTAAAGTCGTATTCAGTGAGAATGTCCAAAGTAGTAGCCGCACTTGAGTCATACCATTGAACAGTAATGTGCTTAGTCGAACCGCCAGTGTTGTGAATGTACATCACAGTAAACTTGGCGTAATAACCCGTAGGAACTGTATAAACAGTTGTCAGCACTGCGGCTGTTGGGTTAACTCCG